TAATTATGCAGGGGTGTAATCATGGATATATTTGTTGAATTCATAGAAAGTTTACCAGTAAATAATCAAGAAGCAGTTGGTCAAATGTTAAATGAATTATCTGAAGATGATGCAGGATTCATTGAAGATTATTTGATTCATGGTAAAAATGTACCTGATAATATCATTGAAAGAATTGATAAGGTATTTGAAAATGTTGGCTTTCCTCAATTCAATTGGGGTAATTGTCAACAGGAATTTTACAGTGGTAGGTTTGGGTTTGATTAAGAAGTATTCGGACATATCGGACACCCTAAAAGGGAAGTAAAATGTTAAGAAATGTTAAGGTTTAATCTTAAAGAAAGGTGGGTGGGAACATTATGAATCACAGACAAAGAAGGTTTGCAGATGAATATCTAATAGACTTGAATGCTGAACAGGCAGCAATAAGGGCTGGTTATAGTGAAAGATATGCAAGGGGTAATGCACATAAATTGGTTGCAAAGGGTTGCATTAAAGACTATATAACGGAACAACTTGAAAAAATACACAGTGAAAAGATTGCAGATGTAGTTGAAGTTATGATTTATCTTACTTCAGTGATGAGAGGTGAGCAAACTGAACAGACATTAAGATTAATTGGTGAAGGTTATCAGGAAATTACAGATATTAATATTTCAGCAAAAGAAAGATTAAAAGCTGCTGAATTGATTGGTAAAAGATATGGAATGTTTACTGATAAATTAAATGTTGAAGGAAGTATTCCAGTAGTAATTGTTGATGACCTTGAAGAAAATGATGAAGATGTTGATGATGTATCACCAATGGGTTTACACTGAAGAATTAAAAGCTTTGATTAATAGTGATTAGTAACACATTAGTAACAAAATCACTTGGAAACATTGAGAAATGGCAATTAAAAATATATTAAACAATAAGAAAGGGTGTAAAAACAATGAAAACAGAGATTAAAAAGAAGATTCAACAGATTATTGATTCCTACAATACAGCTAAAAGGGATATAGCTGAAGAAATTGAAAAATGGGAAAATGACACAATGTATTCTATTGAGTACAAGAAAGAAAAGATAAAAGAACTTGAAGCGGATGCTGCTTCTTATGATGCTTTATTCAATAACAAAGTAAAAGAAGTTATTGCTGAAGAAAAGAAAGCAATCATTGGTGAGCCTGAAAGTAAACCAGCTGATTATCAGGTTCAAATATCCAATGCTTTGAAATTCCTTGAATTGGCTGGTGATAAGCTAACTGATAACCAAGCATTAAATATTCTAAAACCTTTTCAGAATGATTATGAAACTATGATGTTATTTCAACCAGTAGTTGGAGCATTAACCCAAAATCATGGTATTTGGAGCAAACACAATAAAATCTTTGAAAAAACTAATAGTTTTATGACACTTATTAATAGCTTTGAACTTGCTGAAAAGACAATGGACAACTTATTTAATTTCAAAGAAAACAAGAGCCTTGCTGGTAATGTTAGACACAATATGTTTATGGACAGTATCAACCATATTGAAAAATTAGTAAATGCTTTTGAAGCCTAAAGAAAGGGGTGTGAATGATGAAATATCAAGATGATGCAGTAAATAAAACAGTTAATGGCTTTAATGTAGGGGTTAGAATAGGTTCACCTTTGAAGGATGCACTTAATCCAACAGATGATGGCTATGACCATTTAAGGAAAGTAGAACATGTTGGAACTGTTCTTCAGGATGGGGCTGATAATGCAGTAAACCCAACACCAAAGGAATAATAATGCCAAATTCAACAGTTGCCTTGATGGTGTACCACCTTTCATTATCAGGGCAATTGTCTATATTAGGGGGTGATGTGATTTGACCAATGAAGAACTTGTAATTGAATATCAAAATGGTTATAAGGATGCAATGGATGAATTGATTGAAAACAATATAGGTTTGGTCAAGTACTTCACCAATAAATATGGTGGATTTGCCAATATTACTTTGGATATTGAGGACTTGGAACAAGAAGCTTGGATTGGTTTCATGAATGCAGTAGAAAAATATAAGTTCAATGAGGATGAACCAGTTCTATTTTCATCTTATGCATCTAAGGCTATAATGTACGGAATATTCAGGGCATTTGATGAAAACTCACAAAGAATGAAAAAAAGTGATAGGACAACCAAGGTATCTGTAATTAGTTTTTCAACACCCATATCAAGTGCTGATGATAGTGAAACAATGGAATACATACTTCCTGATAAAAAGGCAGAAGAGCCATTCAGAAAGATTGAACAAAAGCTTGATAATGAGATATTAAGAGAAGATATATTTGAACTGTTAGATGAAGTACTTGGAAATGACATTGATAAAAAGATTCTTATTGAGCGGTATGGTTTATATGATGAACCTATGACCCTTGATGAGATTGGAGAAAAACATTGTTTAAGTACTGAATGGGTTCGTAAATTAGAAATTGCTGCATTGCGTAAGATAAGACATAGTCCTATTGGAAAGGTATTCATGAACAAATACTATGGTGATTATATCGGAATATTGGAAGAAAAGAAAGAATCAATCAATAAATATTATTCACCTGATATGGTGGTTTCTCAAATGGCTGGTGTTGATAACTTAATTAACAATATTCTAAAGAAATATGAAGCTTAATCAGGGGGGATAATTTGAATAAATTAGAACATAAAAAGAATATAATCCAAAAACTAATAATCCTATATTCAGAGGATTTGAAATCCTTCTTAATCTTAACACAAAATGCCCAAGGTATTCTTCCAAAGAGTACAATTCAAAAGATGGTTGAGTATTGCAATGAAAGAAAAAATATAATTATTGGGTTAAACAATAGATTAATAGAACTAATTCAAAGGGGTGAACAAATTGAATCAAAACATTGAAGTTATTAATAAAGATTTATGGGCGGTAAAGTTTAGCTTCCTTCCCTTCATATCAGAAATTGATTATAAACCTGATTCAGATATACCAGCATATCAAGAATTTGGAAGGGCAACCAATGATGGAATATTGATATTAAACAAGGATTATCCAGGCTTTAGAATTCTAAAAGAACACATTCCAAAGGTTATGAAAAAGAAGGACAAGCAATTAAAGAAGGAAATTAAGGCTTCACAGGCTTTAAAAAACAAAACAGATTGGCAAAATGTATATCATGCAATGCTTCAGATTGAAGCAGAAAGAAGAAAAAAGAAAGGGGTGAAATATTGGAATTGAAACATAATGTAAAATATTTCTTTATTCAAAATGATGGAAGTGATATTCTTATCACCCAAGAATTAACCCAAAAAGATTTAGCAAAACTTTTACTTTCACAGAATGTAATTTTGGATTCTGTAGGTATTAGTGCAGCAAAACCATATAGAAGAAGAAAAAAAGAAAGAGGTGAAATAAATGGCAACAATAAGAACTGCAATTCAAGTTCATGATGGAATGACACCTGGGTTGAAAGCAATGACCAATGCATTGAATATGACAGTATCAAGCTTTGAAGCACTTCAAACCGCTTCAGGTAATGCAATTGATTCAAGTAGTGTTCAAGCAGCAAGGGCAGAATTAAACAAGGCTGAAATGGCTTTTGATGAAATAGAACAAGAGATTAAACAAGCCAATGAAGCACAACAACAGTTCAATAATAGTGTTCAGAATGGTCAAGGTGCAGCTGGTGGATTATTAAGTAAAATAAAAAATATAGCGGTAACAATGGGAGCTGCTTTCAGTGTAAAAAAGGTTATTGGTTTATCAGATGAAATGACCCAAACAACAGCAAGGCTTGATATGATGAATGATGGACTTCAAACCACAGGACAACTTCAGGATATGATATTTCAATCAGCACAAAGGTCAAGGGGTGCATATCAATCAACAGCTGATGCAGTTGCTAAAATGGGGATATTAGCAAAGGATGCTTTTAGTTCCAATAATGAAGCAATAGCTTTTGTTGAACAGTTAAATAAACAGTTCACTATATCAGGAACAAGTGCAATGGGGATTGATGCAGCAATGTTACAATTAACACAGGCAATGGGGCAAGGTGTGTTAAGGGGTGAAGAATTAAACAGTGTATTTGAACAAGCACCAACCATAATACAATCAATAGCTGATTACTTGGATATTCCAATTGGTCAAGTAAGGAACATTGCACAGGAAGGAAAAATTACAGCGGATGTTGTTAAAAATGCAATGTTTGCTGCTGCTGATGAAACCAATGCAAAATTTGAACAGATGCCAATGACATTTTCACAAGTTGGAACAATACTTGGTAATACCCTACTTCAAACCTTTGAACCAGTTATTCAGGGGATAGGTAGAGGGGCACAGTTAATATATGACAATTGGTCAACTCTTGAACCTATATTTTGGGGGCTTGTTACAGCAGTTGGTGCTTATGCTGCAATCACAGCAGTATCAAATGCAGTTACATGGCTTGGTGTTGCTGCAAATAGGGAATTGATTACAACATTACTTTCTAATCCAGCTTTATGGATTGCCCTTACAATTGGTGTTTTGATTGGAATGATATATAAATGGGTTCAATCAGTTGGTGGGCTTGAAATAGCTTGGAAGATTGCAATGAATGGAATTATGACAGCTTGGGATTGGGTTCAAATAGGATTCTTTACAGGTGTTTATTGGGTACTTGATTTATGGAATAAGCTTCAACTTGGAGCAATGACAGCAAGTGTTGGAATTCAAAACTTTATGGGTGATATGAAAGCTGGGGTTCTTAATATCCTTCAGAATATGGTCAATGGTGCAATAGGTATCATCAATGATTTTATAAACATCTTGAATAAGATACCTGGGGTTTCAATTGAAGCAGTTCAAGAGGTTACCTTTGGAACAACAGCACAGCTTGAAAATGATGCTGCTAAAATAGCAAGGCAGAATGAATTGAAAGATTATAGAACCCAAATTGAAGCTGGTATGGCTGAAAGGGATGCTTCACTTGAACAAATGAAAGTTGATGCAAGAAGTGCAACTTCACAAAGACAGAATGAAATAAGTGCAACTTCACAAAGACAGAATGAAATAAGTGCAACTTCACAAAGACAGAATGAAATAAGTGCAATGCAAGCAGCACAAGCAGCTAAAGCAGCACAGGATAATGACTTTTCATCCATCTTTGATAATGCTGATTCAATGGGGCATATAGCAGATACTGCTGGTAATACTGCAAGAATGGCAGATACAATGGATGCTTCGGAAGAAGATTTGAAATATCTTCGTGATTTGGCAGAACAAGAAGCTATAAACAGATATACAACCGCTGATATTAATGTTGATATGAGTGGTATGCAAAACATTGTAAATAATGATATGGATTTAGATGGTGTAGTTGATTATCTTGGTGAAGGTGTTTATGAAGCAATGGAAATAGCAGCGGAAGGTGGTGTATAAAATATGTTAAACAATCATAGAAAAGCACTTGAAATGCTATGGAAAGGAATTTGCACAGTGCAAGTAATGCAAGAAGTTTTCAATGAAGTAACAAAAAGAACTGAATTCAAAGAAGTTACACTTTATGAAAATAAACCTTGTAAGTTATCCTTTGAAAGTATCACCAGTGCAAATGAAGTTGATAATGTAGCTTCAATATCCCAAGGAACTAAATTATTCATTGGCAATGAGTATTTAATCCCTGCTGGTTCAAAGATAACTGTTACCCAAAATGGTAAAACAACTGTTTATTCCAATAGTGGTGAACCTGCTATTTATAGTAATCATCAGGAAATTCCTTTACTGTTATTTGAAAGTTATGCATAATACAAATTAGAGTTCAATAATGAAGAAGCATCCCTTATTGGTAGATGCTTCTTTTCTTTCTTGCCTATAGCTTGTCAAATTTCCCCTGTTTTAAGCAAACAAATCATTGGGCAATAGGATTACACCCCTGAAGCAATAAAACCCCTTACAGGGCAAAATAGGGGCAAGGTGGAAGGAAGTAAATCCATAACAGGAAGTGGTTCATCACCTTCAACAGTATCCTTGAAAAAATGACCCTCTAAAATGCCCTACAATCAATTTTAATTATGATTAGGGGTAAATGTACCAGTAGGTAATAACAAAAGCACCTGATGCCCAATTTCTTGGTCAGGTGCTTTAATGATCCTTTGCTAATCATTCAATAGTTCTTCCCATGTCTTATTTTGCTTAATACACTCTTTATATAGGGCAGTGATGGTTTCAAACCTACCAACTAAACTTAACCCATCAAAAGAATATCCAAAAGGTTCACCACCCACTTTTTCATTATATTCAAGGTAAGCTTTCCCTTCTTCATCAAGCTGGTACATTTCTATTTCTTCAGGTAACAGTTTAATTTTCATTTTGTGTTACCCCTTCCTTAATCTTATTTTTTGAACTTGTTCAAAATTAGTTCATTTAATATTGAACTCTTGAAAATTAATTTTCAAAGGTAATTTAATTAAATCAATATACAGTGGAATATTAATTCCTTTTTCTTTTGCTTCATCATGTAATTTTATAATATTGGTAATGGCAGTATCAGAATAACCAAGTTGTTTTGCTTTGGCAATGAATTCATCTTTGGTCATTTCATTAGATTCATTCATGTTATTTCACCCCATCATTCTTCAGGTGAATCAGGAACATATTCCATTATATCCCCTGGTTGACAATCTAAAGCCTTACATATCTTATCAATCATATCAGTTTGTACCACCTTATCCTGCCTTAATTTCGCCATTGTTGGTGCTGAAATATTAGCAGCCTTTCTTAAATCTACATCTTTTAAATCTCTATCAACTAACAGATGAAAAAGTTTCTTAAATGATATTGCCATTTTATCACCTACCTTTCATTAATATAATATATGCAAAAACTAAAAAAATCAAGTATTCACTTAAAATAATTATTGACAACTTAATTTTTAAGTGTTAATATAAGTGTAAGCTAAATATTTAAGCGTTCACTTAACAAGATTGAAAGGGGTGATAACTTGAGTAAAAAGAAAAGGTATAGTGTTTATAAGCTTACATCCCCAAAGGGCAAGATATATATTGGAATTACAAGCATATTACCTGAAGCACGTTGGAAAGATGGTAAAGGATATGATTACAACATTTATTTATCATCAGATATTAAAATGTATGGATGGGATAACTTCAAACATGAAATATTATTTTGTGGATTAAGTGAAGCTGAAGCCAAACAAAAAGAGATTGAACTTATTGACAAGTATAATTCCACAAATTTTTTACAGGGGTATAACATTGAGCATGGTGGGGATTTAAGAAAGGGAAGGTCATATAAAGCAGTAAAATGCCTTACAACCAATATATGCTTCAGTTCCATTAAAGAAGCGGGTGAATTTTATAACATAAGAAAAAAGTATATTACCAATTGCTTAACTGGTAGAGCAAGCTTTGCTGGTGAATTTAATGGTAAAAAATTGACTTGGGCTTATGTAAAGGAAAGGATGTGATTATCATAGACCATGCAATAAATTCACTACAACCATTTTATGAAGTAACCTTGGATTGGTTTGTTGAAGAACATAGGACAGGTAAGTATAAGAAGTATTCAGAGAACCCTTATTTTGACGAATTAAAGGCTTTAATTAATGCAATGAACATATTAAGGCAGTATATGGGTTGGGATAAAATAAGGCTAAAAGATGAGGTTGAATTCTATTTACAAGATGAAAGGGGAATATAAAATGTTTAATTATGAAAATTTGGAAAAGAGAATCAATAATATGTTTGGTGGTGTAGCTGCATTTGGAAAGCAAATAGGATTGGATGAACAAGAAGTAAAATCCAAGTTGGAAAACATATCAGAATTTACAATGGCAGAAATTGAAAAAACTGCTGAAATATTAAATATCTTTCCTGAAGAAATACCTGCATACTTCTTTGAAGTTTAATATTGAAAATTAACTTTCAAGAATAAGAAAAAAGCACTTACAAAAGTAGGTGCTTTTTTTTTAGTGCATAAGATTGAACAAGGTGATAAGATAATAGATAATAAGAAAATTATAAAAAGAGGTTACCAAGGATGGAAATAAATATTTCTGAAGAAACAAAAAATACCATTATGGCTTTTACAGGATTGACTATTGAAGAATTCTTGGAAAAGGCAAAAGATGATATTCTTCAAAAATATCAGGATGGTAATAAAATATCAATCAAAGAAGCTGCTGAATTGATGGGAAAGTCACAGCAGTTTGTAAGGGTTGGATTACAAAGGGGAATTCTTCCTTTTGGGGTAGCTATTCAAATAAGTAGTAAAAAATACAGTTATTATATTTCACCAAAGAAATTTTATGAATATGTTGGTTATAACACCTCTACTATATCTGAAGAAAGTTCAAAGCAAAATGAAAAATAGCGATACTAAAACGATACTAATAATCTTTGAATTACCCTTGAACTATCCTTTTTTTTTCATTGAACATCATTGAACTTTAGTTCAAGAAATGCGATAAAACAAGGGTTTTTGATATGTATGAAAACAGTGATAATTGTATAATGACAGAGTGGGAGTAACGGACAGAACCCCGGAAATGCTGATAGAATATTCCCGGGGTTGTTTTATGCCGTTTGGCTCTATTTATTTGATGAATACTGGATTTTGTATCATGATACCTGCCTTAAATACATGACTTTAATTTGCGACAGAAGAAATTTATAGATCACATTTTCTTCGGCATGGAATGTATGGCTTTGCCTATGCATCCACACACAGCTTCATAAAAAACCTCAGATAATGTGGGATGCGCAAATATGGCATCTTTTATATCTTCAACAGTAAGGCTGTTCTGTATAGCTAATGAGCCTTCATGAACTATATCGCTTGCATGAGGTCCCATAATGTGCACTCCAATTATTTTATGGCTTTTTTTCTCGGCAATTACTTTAATAAAGCCCTGTCCTTCACCCATGGTCAGCGCTTTGCCATTCGCACCAAACATTGATTTTCCTACTACATACTCCACGTTGTTTTCTTTTGCTTCCTCTTCGGTAAAACCAACACAAGCAGCTTCAGGAAAAGAAAATACACAAGAAGGTATAGCATTATAGTTTACTTTCGAATTGCCACCGTAAATATTTTCAACGCACACCTTTCCTTCTTCTGATGCAATATGAGCAAGCATAACTCCACCAATAACATCTCCTATGGCATAAACACCCTCCGCAGATGTTTTATAATTTTCATAAACTTTTATACCTTTTTTATCATACTCAATTCCTGCAGTTTCTAAATTCAGGCCTTCAGAATTAGGCTTTCTTCCAGCTGCCATCAGCAACAAATCGCAATCAAATTTTAAATCTCCTTTGCTTCCTCCTACAATTGTTTTTAATTCACTGCCGTAAGATTTCACTTCTTTCAATGCTGAACCTGTTACAATTCTAATGCTTTGTTTTTTTAGGTATACAGTCAACTTTCTAGAGAGTTCATCATCTAACCTGTACAATATTTTAGGCAAAAATTCTACTATTGTTACCTGTGTGCCAAGGGAAGCAAATATACCTGCAAATTCAATTCCTACCACACCACCTCCAAGGATGACCATACTTTTGGGAATATACTCGAAATTTAATACCTCATCACTTGTAACAACACCTTTTAAATCAACTCCAGGCACAGAAACTGCTGACGGAGACGAGCCTGTAGCAATAATTATATTTGATGCGGTTATTTCTTCTGTCTTTCCTTCGCAAAAAACTTCAAGTGTTTTAGGCCCTTTGAATACTGCTCTACCATTTACTACTTCAATGCCATTTCCTTTAAGCAACATATTTATACCATTCACCAGTTTATTAACAACTTCAATTTTCTTTTTTTGCGCCTTGTGCATATCAAAATTGTATTTATCCAAAGACACACCAAATTCATCTGCTTTTTTTAAGCAATTTATCACTTCTGCACTCTTATAAAACGTCTTTGTAGGTATGCATCCTCTATTTAGACATGTACCTCCTAATTTATTCTCTTCTATAAGTGTTACATTTGCTCCAAGCTGAGCACCTCTTATAGCGGCTTCATAGCCACCGGGACCACCACCGATAATTACCAGATCTTTTTCCATAGTTACCATTCCTTTATTTATTATAGCGAAGCACGGGCTTCCTTGCTGCCAAAACTTCATCTAGCCTTGACACTATTGTAGTATGTGGTGCAGAATTAACCATTTCAGCGTTATTTTCAGCTTCATCTGCTATTTGCCTCATAGCAGCTACAAAACCGTCCAATGTTTCTTTTGATTCGCATTCCGTAGGCTCAATCATGATTGCTTCCGAAACAATAAGCGGAAAATAAGTCGTAGGCGGATGGTATCCAAAGTCCAGCAGCCGCTTTGCAATATCCAGTGTTGATACTCCGTTTTTCTTTTGTAGATCTCCTGATAACACACATTCGTGCATACATTTCCTGTTAAAAGGCATGTAATATCTATCTTTGAGATTTGCCGCAATATAATTCGCATTAAGCACGGCGTTTTCGGCAACAGATTTTAAACCTTCAGGGCCCATGCTCAATATATATGCATATGCTCTTATACAAACACCGAAATTACCATAAAAGGACCTTACCTTTCCTATGGACAAAGGCTTTTTATAATCAAAAAAATACTTATTATTTTTTTCTTCAATAACCGGAACAGGGAGGAAATCTGCCAGATGTTTTTTAACACCTACAGGCCCTGAACCCGGTCCACCACCGCCATGAGGGGTACTGAAAGTTTTATGAAGATTGAGGTGTACCACGTCAAAGCCCATGTCTCCAGGCCTTGTTATACCTAAAATAGCATTTGCGTTTGCTCCGTCATAATACATCAATCCTCCTGCTTTATGTACTATTTCGGAAATCTTCAGTATGTTTTCGTCAAACAACCCGAGGGTATTAGGATTTGTAAGCATAAAACCCGCAATTTCATCGCTCATTAAGGATTTTAACGACTCTAAATCAACAAGACCTTTTTCATTTGATTTTACTTCTAAAACATCAAATCCTGCTACTGAAGCAGATGCCGGATTAGTACCATGAGCAGAATCTGGTACAATTATTTTGTTCCTTTTGCTATCTCCATTATTTTTATGATAGGCCCTTATTATCATAAGACCTGTAAGCTCTCCATGAGCCCCTGCGGAAGGTTGCAGTGTAAACCGATCCATTCCCGTTATTTCAGAAAGCATGCCGCCAAGATTATACATAAGCTTCATTGCCCCTTGAACTGTTTCTTCAGGCTGGTATGGATGAAGATTTGTAAAGCCGTCATATCTTGAAACAACCTCATTCACTTTTGGATTGTACTTCATTGTGCAGCTTCCCAGAGGATAAAAACCCGAATCAACTCCGTGATTTCTTTGAGAAATTTTTGTAAAATGACGTACTGCATCTAATTCGCTTACTTCAGGAAGCTCAAGCTCCTTTACCCTTAAAAAACCCTTCCCTAAAATTTCTTCCGGAGGTTTAACAGGCACATCACATTCAGGCAGAGAATATGCTTTTCGTCCCGGCCTGCTTATTTCAAATATTAATGGTTGATATTTCTGCATATTATTCAGCCGCCTTTCTTGTTAATTCATCTATTTCTTTTTTAGTACGCTTTTCAGTAACTGCAACAAGCCATCCATTTTTTAATTCGAGATAGTCTTTTTCAATTTTGTAGCCTCCGATTATTTTACTTTTTAAAAGCTTATCATTAACCTCCTTAACATGTTCATTGCTTTTTACCACAAATTCCTTAAAGAATGGTTTAGAAAACACCGGGCTGAATTTTCCCGTTTTAATCAACTGATCATAGGCATAATGAGATTTTTGCAAACATAGATTCGCTACTTCTTTTAATCCTTCTTTTCCCATTATCGTTAGATAGATCGTAGCTATTAGAGCATTTAACGCCTGGTTTGAACAGATGTTTGACGTTGCTTTTTCCCTTCTTATATGCTGTTCCCTGGTCTGAAGAGTGAGAACAAACCCTCTGTTTCCATTTTTATCAACTGTTTCTCCCACAATTCTCCCTGGCATTTTACGCATCATCTTTTCTGTAACAGCCATAAATCCAAGATACGGACCGCCAAAGTTAAGGCTGTTTCCTAAAGATTGCCCTTCTCCTACAGCTATATCCGCTCCTAATTCACCGGGACTCTTTAACAATGCAAGAGATATGGGATCCGAATTTACGATCAGCATACTCTTGTTGCTGTGTATTATATCTTTAATATCGGCAATATCTTCTACGATTCCAAAAAAATTTGGATTTTGAACTATTACCGCTGCAGTATTTCCATTTATTTTGTTTTTTAAGTCACTCGAACATGTTTGGCCGTCCTCATATTTTAATTCAATTATTGACATATTTCTAAACTGTGCATATGTATTTAATACCTTTCTAACTTCCGGATGAACTGTAGATGATATTAAAATTTCTGATCTTCTGGTAGACCGGCATGCCATTATGGCTGCTTCAGCCGTAGATGTAGCTCCATCATACAAAGACGCATTGGCAACAGGAAGCCCTGTAAGCTCACTTATCATTGTTTGATATTCAAAAATTGACTGCAGTGTACCCTGGCTTATTTCAGGTTGGTACGGAGTGTATGATGTATAAAATTCCTGCCTTGAAATCAGCTGGTCAATAACTGCAGGAATAAAATGGTCATATACACCTGCACCTAAAAAGCATATATAATCATCAAGATTATAATTTTCGCAGGATAATGCTTTTATATTTTTAACCAGTTCCATTTCAGACTGGGCATCAGGTATATTCAAACCTCCTTTTAAGCGTACCTCATTAGGAATTTCTTCAAATAAAGATTCAATACTGTCACAGCCTATATCATTCAGCATTTGCTCTCTGTCTTCACTGGTATTCCCAATATATCTGTTCATCATATCCTCCTTTATTCGCATATTTTTTCATAATCTTCTGCAGAAAGGAGTTTTTCAATTTCTTCAGTACTGTCAATTTCTAAAATAACAAACCAAGCTTCGTAAGGGTTCTCATTAATTAAACCAGGGTTATCAATCAACTCTTCATTCACCTTCGTAACCATTCCGGAAACAGGAGCATAAACATCTGAAGCAGCTTTAACTGATTCTAAAACCACAAACTGATCTCCTGACTTAACAGCTGTATCAACTTCAGGGAGCTCTACATAAACAATTTCTCCCAAACGGTCCTGTGCATAATCCGTAATTCCGACATAAGCTTTATTTCCTTCAACCTTTACCCATTCGTGTGAATCAGAATACTTTAATTTCTCCAATATTTTCATAATAAATCTCCTCGTATAATATGTTTAGAACTACATTTTAGGTGTTCTAAACATAAATTTATTTTTTAGGCAAATTGCAATTCTTATTGAACTAATTTTATCACTATCACATCTATTAATAATACTAAGTAAGTACTACTAAACATGAAAGCCAAAGTCTTCAGGCGCATATCTGAATCGTAAGGAGGCGTAGCCGACTGGAGATTCTAATATGCGCTCCGGCTTCGCCGATGTGCTAATAACGTCCAATCCATATTACAATTTGCTTTAAATCTAATGTTTTATTCATTTTCAATTTTTAATTGAGATATCCTAATGCTATAATAGAATTAAAGAATATTAGCGAAGGATAATTCAATTCCTCCTTGCAAAACCCTTTGGTTATTGCCTAAAAAGCTTGCTTCCTGACTTAACTGTCATATTCTGCTTACTACAGATGCCGCATCTCTTTGATTAGACCAACAGCAAGGTTAGTTTTCAAAGATGAATGCTAATAATGCGAGGTTTCAGTCAGCAGTTAAGATTAGGATATCTCTTTTACTAATTGTTCTTCAATGACCTATGAAAGGTGGTGATTTCATGAAAAACAATTTTTTATCGACTTTATTTGTTGGTATTGATGTTAGCTCTAAAACTAACGTTTTGTGTGCTCTTGATTTTCAAGGTGATAAACTTCTCAATCTAAAGGCTTTGAATAATCAGCCTGGTGCTGAATCTATTTTAGAAAGTATCTTGGACTGTTTAAATTCTAGTAGCTTAAAATATGTTGTTATCGCCTTAGAATCAACTTCTTTTTACAGTACTCACATTGCTAATTTTTTATCTTCTAATGAGGTTCTTTTGGCATATACACCTATGGTTTATTGCCTTAATCCTAAGACTATTGCCAATTACAGAAAGTCTTTTATTGATATGGATAAAACTGACCCACTAGATGCCTTTATCATTGCTGATTTTGCAAGGTGTGGTAGAATTACATCTCAGCCTTGGCGAGGTGCTCAGTTTCTTGCTTTACAAAGACTTACCAGACACAGGTTACATTTGATTGAATCTGCCTCTAGAGAAAAGGCATATATGGTCTCTAATATTTATTTAAAGTTCAGTCAATTAGCTGTTGTTAAAGATGAGGACAAGCCATTTTCTAATACCTATGGGGCTACCTCTAAAGCAGTCTTAACTGAATTTCTTTCTTTAGATGATATTGCTTATTCCTCTTTAGAAGATTTAGTTGAATTCATTAAATCTAAAGGTAAAAATCGCTTTAGCAATCCAGTAGAAACAGCTAAACTATTACAAAAAGCTGCAAGGGATTCTTATCGTTTAGATAAGGTTCTTTATGAGCCTTTAAATATTTCAATTGCTTCTTCCTTTAATGTTATCAAAGCTCTGCAAATTGAAATTAAAGAGATTGATAAAGCAATTGAAAAAAATATTAAAGGCATTAATACTACTGAATATCAGTCACTGATTTCTATTCCAGGTATTGGCCCTGTATTTGCTAGTGGCATTTTGGCTGAAATTGGTTCTATTACTTCTTTTTCTTCCAATGATGCATTGGCTAAATATGCTGGCTTAACCTGGAGAATCAAGGAGTCTGGTGATTATTCCGCTGATGAAACTAATATGACCAAAACCGGGAACAAGTACCTCAGATACTATTTGATAGAGGCTGCTAATAGTGTTAAAAACAATGTTCCTGAGTTTAATAAGTATTACCATAAAAAGTTTGATGAAGTAACTTCTCATCAACACAAACGAGCACTCGCATTAACATCTCGTAAACTAGTACGCCTGATTTTTGGATTGCTGACCAAGAATCAAATCTACTCCAGCAATAAAGCTGGTGAGGTACAATAAAATTTTCCCTCTTTTATCCTATTTTTTCTTTGAAATTGATAGGCTCTATTAAAGTTACTCTTTTTTAATCAATTCTTTTAATTTTATTTATTTTTTTCTCTTGACATATTACCAGATTGCTTTAAGAGCTTGTAATATGCAATATGATTGCATTAAAGTTAATCAAATCTATTGACAATAGAAAGTGTGTTGCATATAATTAATTTAATGCAAGATACTTGCGTATTTATAATACTTTAAATTGCACATGTTGTCAACAAAAATTATGGTTGTAAATATTACCATAATATAAAAGTTGTAATGGTAGAATAAGGGGGATAGAGAATTATGAGAAAAACTAAGATGATGAAAAGTATTTCAAGAATGTATGAGGGGATGCAGCTTGATGAAGAACAGGTTTTTAGAAAGGCAAAATTACTACTTGTAATTTACCGAGATGTAGTATGGACATCAATTAAAGAAGTAAATTATGTTAAGGAAGTATGTACTGCTTATTATAGCAATGATTTATCTCTTGCACTTACTTATTTAAATGATTTTGCACCTACAGAAAGAAAAGAAGATTTTATGGAGAAAGTATCTGGTATCTTTGAAACGAAATGGATGATAGATTTAATAGATACAGCCATGATAAAGATTTATGATTATCACCATAATGGAAAGTTATATCATGAAATACTATCAAAATGCTATATTACAGCATATACAATGACAGAGGGGGAAATGTTAGAAGCACTTTGCATGGAGAGATCAAACTTTTATATAAAGAAAAAAGAAGCAATAAAACTCTTTGGAATAGCATTATGGGGATATGCGCTTCCAAGATATCAGGAATTATTAATAGAAAATAACGAATATACAGTACATTCAAATTCATATTTTTACTAGCAGACTAATTGCATACTAAATACATACTCATTGCGTACTGACATTGGACAAGCAGTGTTCTATACTATGTATTATGGAGGAGTATGGCATAAATTAAATAAAGAAAAATAATAAGCCTTGGCATTTGAAAAAAGTGCCAGGGCTATATTTATGCCCTCTTCTAAATAATACGGCAGATAAAGAGCCGAGAATAACATTTTGTTATTCTCGGTTTTTTTATTGCCCAAAATTAAGGAGGCAGTATGAAACGCTGGGAAACTTATATTGCTAGATACCCATGATCCTTTGATTTTTTCTAATTAAAACAAAAAAGAAAAAATTGGAGGAATGGAAATGGCAAATTTTATGAATGGTTATGGTCTTCAAGTAATTAAAGGTAAAAACAAAGAAAGGTATTTTGTTTCATTTACAGATGGTGATGGTGAATATCAAAGAGTTGAAATTAATTTTGGTATTTACTCTGCTTTATTTGAATTAAATAAAAGAGATAGAAATCTTACACGATCAGATGAAAGGAATCTAGAATATTCAGAGCTTACAGATGAAACACTAATTAGAAGAGCCTTTGAAAAACCAAAAGGTATAGAAGAAATTATATTAGAAAAAGAAATGAAAAAGTTATTCTGGAAAGCTATTGGAGAATTAACTGATGTTCAAAGAAAAAGATTACTTTTATATTATGATTGCGGTCTTACATTAAAAGAAATTGCAAATTTGGAAAACTGCTCAATCCGTGCAATTAAGTACAGTATAGACATTGCAAAAAGTAAATTAGAAGAAAAGATAAGAAAGTTTTAAATTTAGACTTCAAAAATAGGGTTCAAATGTGGAAACAGGTGAAGGGATATTTTTTCTCTTCTCTGTTTTTATTTTGAACAACAGGTTGTACTTTGAAAACTTAATATCCGATTTCATAAATACTTTAGCTGATAAGCCAAAGATGGAAAAGCGACAAAGGAAGATGCGCCAAGACCACCTGTATAAAATATATTTTATATAAAAGTCGGCTTTCTAAGGTAAAGAGCGGTACCCATCTGTTCCTAAAAATAATCTATGGTAGATTGTTCGCCACAACCTTGTCAGCCTATAATGATACTTCTGCCTAGCCACAGACATCCCAATGGGGGCAGCCAGCGGAGATCCCGGTGGAGGTGAAATGCCTATGATGAAGTCTAACTAACTTTAGTTTATGAAATCGCCCTTTAAACCTTTGTAAGGCTTTGTGTGTTGGGGATAGTAGTGTCTAAGTACAACACGAAATATTAATAAATATTTTTTGTTTTAATATTAGAAACCATGGGGATCGCTTATTTAAGGCAATATATTATATATTTTTTTACCAAATAAGGCGGTCCCTATTTTTGTGATATTAAGAAGATGAGAAAAAAGATATTTATGATAGTAAAAATTAAAGTTAATAAAATTGATTTAAAAATTACATAGAAATGGAGGAATAGAGATGACAAAGGAGCAATCAGTCAGAGAAGTAGAATATAAAATGACATTAAAACTGTTAAATATATTACTAAATAGAGGGATTATTACTAATGAAGAGTACTCAAGAATAGATGAATTAAACCGTCTGACCTTTTCTCCAGAACTTGCAGAAGTATATCTGTAATAACACTAGCTATAGAAGAACTCTTGTGGTAGTGTATGTTGCTAACAAGAAGTAAATATTTAAAGAAGGGAGGATAAACTATGGTAAAGAAAGTTAAGAAAGTAAGGAAAATAGAACCTGTACACCAAAAAGTCATACTAGAATTACAGCCTAAAAAGAGAGTCTGTGCTTATGCAAGGGTAAGTACGAACTCTATAGATCAGCAAGGATCATTCCATGCTCAAGTAGATTATTACAAGAAATTTATAGGGAAAAGAGATGACTGGGAATATGCAGGTATTTATGCTGATGAAGCTAAAAGTGGTACACAAGTAAAAAGAAGAGATGAATTTTTACAGATGATAAAAGACTGTGAAGACGGCAAGATTGATATGATTATTACTAAATCTGTAACAAGATTCGCTAGGAACACAGTAGATAGCATTGAAGCCATAAGAAAATTAAAACTACTTGGAATAGGAGTATATTTTGAAAAGGAAAATATCAATACTTTATCAGAAAAGAGTGAGATGCTATTAACCATATTAAGTTCCATAGCCCAAGGAGAATCAGAAACCATATCTACGAATAATAAATGGGGAATTAGAAAAAAATTTGAAGATGGAACATTTAGATTCAGTACCCCTGCCTATGGATATACTAAGGATGAAGATGGACAATTGATCATAAATAAAGAAGAAGCTAAGGTTGTTCGAAGAATTTTCAATGAGTATTTGAATGGTAAAGGCTTCTATGCAATAGCCAGAGGATTAAATGAAGATAATATACCAACCATACGCTCTGCAGAAGAATGGCAGGACAGTGTGATAAAAGTAATTTTACAAAATCCTATTTATGAAGGAGATTTATTATTACAAAAGACGTATACAACTGAGATACTTCCCTTTCAAAGAAAAGTGAATAAAGGAGAATTGCCTAAGTATTTTATTGAAAATAATCATGAACCTATTATCTCTAGAAAACAAGGACAGCTGGTCCGTGAGATTTATGAGTATCGAAGAAATAAAATAGGGATAGATGATAGTGATAAATATAAAAACAGATATGAGTTCAGTAGCAGGATTATCTGCAGTGAATGTGGAAGCACCTTACGTAGACAAAAGATTTATATAGGTAAACCTTATGAGAAAATCCAGTGGTGCTGTATTCAACATATAAGAGATATTAATAAATGCAGTATGAAAGCTGTAAGGGAAGATATTATAAAAGAAGCCTTTCTTACCATGTGGAACAAGTTAGTAAGTAACTACATAGATATCTTACATCCACTTCTTGAGTCCTTAAAAGATTTAAGAACCAATGAAGAGCAGGAAGAAGAGATAAAAGACTTAAACAACAAAATAATGGAACTAACAGAGCAGAGTCATATCCTAAGTAGAGTAGTATCGAAAGGGTATATTGACTCTGCTGTTTTTATAGAAAGACAAAATGTCCTCACAGTAGAAATAGAGGCGACAAGGAAAAGGAGAAACCAACTGCTAGATAATAACGGTTTTGAAAAGGAGATAGAAGGAACTTTACGATTACTAGACATTATAAGATATAACTCAGAGATCATGGAAGACTATGATGAAAACCTATTTATCCATACAGTAGATAAAATCATTATAGGAAAAGATTATGAAGTTACATTCAGACTGATTAATAATCTAGAGCTAACAGAATATTAAGGAAAGTGAGGTGCTAGATATGCAAAGACATATGCCAATAGGCTATAAAATAGTAGATGGAAAAATAGTCCTTAATGTTGAAAAAGTAGAAGTAATACAAAAAATATTTAAAGACTATTTAAATGGAGTATCTATGATTACCATAGCAAAGGAATTAACGGCTACAGGATTTCTTAATGCAAATAATAAGCCTAATTGGAATCATGGTTCTGTAGGCAGGATACTAGAAAACAGTAAATACTTGGGAGATAGTATGTATCCTCAAATAATAGATGAGGTCACCTTTGAATTAGTACAGCAACAAAGAAAAGCAAAAAATAAGAAATTAGGCAGAACACCTCAGATTAATACTAGGAAAAATCAAAGTGTATTTACCAGTAAATTAAAATGTGGAGAATGTGGGAATATTTATCGCAAATACATTGAACATGCAGGAAGACCATCAGAAAAGAGTAACTGGAAATGTAAAAGATACATCTACCAGAATAGGGTTCATTGCAGAAACTTATTTCTAACTGGAAAAGATATAGAAAATATTTTTATATCAGCAACAAATAAAATTTTATCAAGAATGTGGATATTAGATAAAGAAAAGAAAAAAGAACCATCAAAGATGACTATTGAAATTAGAAATTTAGAAGAACGAATCAAAGAGCTAGAAGACGAAAAACAATTTTCATCAAAGGAACTAGCAGAATTAATATTTAAAAGAGCAAAAGCCTATTACAAAATATCTAAAATAGATGATTATGATTACACGACTAAGAAAATTAAAGAGGAACTTCTTGATAAACAACCACTTACAGAATTTAATGAAGAATTATTTATAAATATAGTAGAAGAAATAATCATTTATAAGGATGGAAAGATTCAAGTGGAATATATAAATGGAATTATGATGGAGGAAGACTATGGTGAAATAAGAAAGGATGAATGAAAATGGCAAGACCAAGAAAGAATGTAGCCTTTATACCAGCACAACCTATTTATGATAGAAATATAAGGGCAGAGTTAAAAGTCCTAAGAATAGCAGCTTACTGTAGAGTCAGCACCACCTTAGAACAGCAGGAAGGTAGTTATGAGGCTCAAGTATCTTATTATACAAATAAGATAAAAAACAATCCAAATTGGAAATGTGCAGGGATTTATGCAGATGACGGCAAATCAGCAACTAATACAAAAAAGAGAGATGATTTTAATGCCATGATAGAAGACTGCATGGCAGGAAAAATAGATATGGTCATAACAAAATCCGTCAGCAGATTCGCAAGAAATACAGTAGACTCCCTTCAAACCATAAGAAAACTTAAAGAAAAAAACATAGCAGTATTTTTTGAGAAAGAGAATATCAATACCTTAGATGGAACAGGGGAACTATTAATTACCATTTTAAGTAGTCAAGCACAAGAAGAAAGCAGAAACTTAAGTGAAAATACAAAATGGGGAATAACGAGAAGATTTGAAAATGGAATTATCTCAATCAATCATAAAAAATTTATGGGATATACAAAAGATGAAGATGGAGAACTGGTCATAGTACCTGAAGAAGCAGAAATAGTGAAAAGGATTTATAGAATGTATTTAGAAGGCAGTAGTATACTAGAGATTACTAGAGCTTTGGAGGCAGATAAAATTAAAACTGCTACAGGGAAAGAAAAGTGGCATCCTGGAGTAATAGAAAAAATGCTAGTCAATGAAAAGTATATGGGAGATGCATTACTGCAGAAAACCTATACAGTAGATTTTCTAACTAAGAAACGAGTAAAAAATAACGGTATAGTACCACAGTATTATATCGAAGATAACCATGAGGCAATTATACCAAAGGAATTATTTTATAAAGTGCAGGAAGAAAAGACAAGACGTGCCAGCCTTAATAAATCAGCAGTTACAAGAAAATTTAATAAGGCAAAGAAGGAAAAAAGTAAATTTAGCTCCAAATATGCACTGACGGAAATCTTAGTATGTGCTGAATGTGGACATCCCTATAGAAGACAAGTCTGGTCAAAGTATGGACAAAAGAGTGCAGTATGGAGATGTGAAAATAGGTTAAAGAATGGTACAAAAGCAAACTGTAAGAACTCACCTACCCTTAAAGAAGAGCCATTACATAATGCCATAATGACAGCAATAAACAGTGTAGTAGAAAATAATGGAGATTTTATAGGAGCATTCAGGGAGAATGTAATCAGAGTCATCGGTGGATACTCCACAACAAATATACCTACAGAATATGATGAACAAATAAAATCCTTGCAAAAAGATATGCTGACCTTAATCGAAGAAAATGCAAAACAAGGAGCTGTAGCAGAAGACTTTGATGATGAGTATAAAAGTATATCAGAAGAGATAAATGAGCTTAAAAAGGCAAAATTAAGGCTCGTACAAGAGAAAAAACAAGCTGATAGATATGAAGAACGACTAGATGAAATAGAAAGCACCATAAAGACAGTGAGACCACAGGTAAGGGAATTTGATGAAGACTTAGTAAGAAGATTAATTAATACCATTAGAGTAAATCGGGGAGAAAGACTGGAGATACAGTTTGAATCAGGGATAGTGATGAAGCAGACGGTAGATTACTATGATTAGGGGTATAGGAGCAGTAACATGGAAAGAAGATAAGTTACTGCTCTTGCAATAATGAGAATATACTAAGACTAAAATCCTCAGATGGTGCTAAGGATTTTAGTGTTGGTAGATTAGATAGAATAAATAGTCAAAAGATTTGAGAAGATTTGGCAAATAATATGATTCTGGGTTGAGAAATGTTGGAAAATACTATAAAATTATAGTAACAATATTGTTTATATCGGTATGGTCTACTTGGGGGTTATAATATGTCAAATGTTAATGAGCTTTTAGATATTGCCAAATCTGAAATAAATCATTTAGATTTAGATGAAGCTTTCTTAGTATTGGATATTTTTAAAGGTTACAGATGGAATCGGATTTCTCAAAGTGAACGATTATTATTTGGAACCTTATTTCTAAATTATAATAAATCAGAGGCGATAGGTGCTGTTTGGCTAAAAAAGGTTTATTTAGGACAGCAAAAATATCAAATGATAAAAAATAATCTGGTTTTAGAAATGAGGTGTAACAGTTATGACATACCAACCAGATAGTAGTGGAATTAATAGCTTAAGTGGATTTTCATTCCAAATCAAGGTTTTTGTATACTATATGCTTATGCTTGAAGAAGGTATGCAAATTGAATTTGAAACTTTAGAAGATGTCAATATTAAAAATATAGAAAATGGAAAGATAGATCAAAAAAGTGAAAATTTTATTAGCAAGTTGTTAACAATTAACTCAAATATTGCTATTCAAGTAAAAAGAACAGGTATTACAAATGCAGTAGCCCAACAAGTATTACTTAATTGGATATTGTTAGAATCGTCTGAAAACAACATATCTAAATACTTGTTATTCACTGATAGCGAATATGATAATAAGGATATTATTTTTAAAAAAAGTGCTACTGAATTATTCGATATTATAGTAGATTCGGACAAACAAAAGAATGCAACAATCTCAAAAGTTAAAAAACTTTATAAAGATAAATATACTGATTTTGAAAAGATTTATGAAGAAATAAAGAGAAAATATACCTTTAAATCTATAGGATGTATAGATAAGCAAATAGATGATGGCTGTTCAGTGCATTTTAGAAAATTAGCAAACAAAGTAGTTTACAATCAACGACTGAAGGAATTACTACAACACATTACAGTTCAAATTATGGAAGCTGTTGATAAAAGGAGACCTTACGTAATAGGATATGAGGAATTTATAAAATTAATTGAAGATATATCATGTCGCTTAACGGAAGAAATAACAGCACCTCTTTATTCTAATTTTAAAAAAATACACACAGTCGACCTTTCGAGTATTAAAATTTCAGAATCAAGAGAGTATAAACAGCTTGTTGCTTGTGAACTTCCGAATATGCTAATTAAACAACATTTATTATTTGGGATGTATTATGAAAATACTAAGTTTAAATATATGGAAACAAACAAAATAAGTAGAATTAGAGAAATCGAAGAAACTACATATGAGAATTATGAAAATGTAAAGTTTAGACTACAAAAAAATAAAGAAGATGAACCATATAATAGACTTGAGGAAACTAAAAAAATGCCAAATTCATATGCAGAAAATGAACAAATAAGATATGGAGCTGGAATATATTTAACAAGAGAAAATATTGACAAAAATCAAATTTCATGGGAGGATGAGCAAAATGCGAAACTTGCAAAATGAGGCTGAGGCTATTCAGATTAGTATATATTGTGAGATAATAATGCAAATGCTTAAAAAGCATAAAGAATTAAGTGTTATTAAGATGCTTGTTTTCTCATATTTAATAAAAGGACAAAAATTTATACCAAATAGTATTTATACTGCTAATACTTCTCAAGATCTCATATATAAGGGTCTTTCTTTATTAGCAGGGGATTATATAGGGCTTTGTGATAGTATTGGATATATTATTAAAGCTATTCATCTTTTAATACAAAAAAACTTAATCAATTTAGAAAATAATATTATAATTGAGATACCAAACGAAGAACTAGGAAAATCAGCATATGAAGAAAGTTTGTTTTTAGAAAAGGTCATTGAAGCAAGTAAAAGGATGTCAGATAAACAATTTATGAGAGAGGTTATGTACAATGTTTAAAATAAATAAATTGATAATCTATAGTATGAAAGATGAAACTTTTACATACAAGTTTAATTCAGGAATAAATTATTTCAAAGGTAAAAATAGTTCTGGTAAAACAGAATTTTATAGTTTTATTGATTTTATGTTTGGATCTTCTGAGGATATAAAGAAAAAGCCTTGGTATGCAAATTCTCTCAAAAAAGCCACTATGATTTTTGAATTTGAAGGTATGCAGTATTGCGTCTCAAGAACCAGGGAACGTAATCAAAATTATTTTTACTATTTTGGAGAGGATGAACCAGATGAAATTGATTTAAGAGAATATAAAGATAAATTAAATGCGGTTTTTGCACAGGATGTGGAGTTATTAAAGAATATTCGTAATTTCACTAATGAGGAATTGACGTATAGGGCATTTACCATGTTTAATTTTTTGGGAGAAAAAGGGCAGGGGAAAATACATGATTTTTTAGACAAGTGCAATGATATAAAATATGCTGTTAAATTAAATCCTATTCTTAATTTTATATTTAATAAAAACTTGGAAAGAATATACGAGCTACAAAAAGAATTGGAATCATTAACAGATGAGTTAAAAGAATTGGAAATGAACTCTGCGAGATATGATTTTATTATTAAGCAGGTTAATAATAATCTTCAAAAGCTTGCTGGTAACTTATGGTATACGGGAAAAAATGTTGAAGATATTTGGAGATATTTAAGTGAAATCAAAAATATGCAAGATATAAAAAAAAGAAAGAAAGAGAAAAATATCGCTGATTTACAAGTTATGTTTAATAATATTTCAGAACAAATAAAGGTATATGAAAACAGTATTTTTGATGCAAAACAATTTGAGAAAGATAATCAAAATAGAAAAGTATTGTTGGAAAAATTGAATGTTTTAATTAATGAAAATGTAGAGTTTAAATATTTGGTTGAGCCATTACAAAGTTTACTAGCAGACATTGATAATACTATTTCATTTAGTAAATACCTAATCAGTGATAATACTATTAAAGAGTTAAAAAAGCAAAGAGAAAGTATTAAAACTGAAATACAAAGGAATGATTCTAGATTCAAGTGTTACACAATGGAGGATAAATCAAAGGCAATTGCGTTAATCGAAGATTATTTATCAGCTGAAGTTTATTCTTGTGATGAAGAATTAAAAGAAAAGAAAAAACGAATTCGAGAGGTACGCGAAGAGTTAAAGATATTACAGGCAGCAGATGATAGTAAGAAAATCAGGGAACTCTCAGAATATATTACGAATTTATATTATTCTGCGAAAGAAATATCCTCTGTTGTTGATGATGATATAAATCAAGAAGGATTTAAAATTCAATATATTAAAAGAGGTAACATTTTACAACCAATGGTGACAAAGGAGTCTGAAAATGGCGATATTCCTAATAGAAAGAAGGAAGTAAACTATTATATTGGTAGTATGGCCCGACATACACTTATTCAATTATGCGGATACTTTGCATTTTTAAACATTTTACTGGTAGACAATAAATATCCTTTAATACCTATACTTGTTATTGATCATATATCTAAACCTTTTGATGAAAAAAATAGCAAGGCTATTGGGAAAGTAATTTCAGAAGCATACGAAAGTATAGGTAAAGAAAATTTACAGTTATTTATTTTTGATGATGAAGAATATGAAGCTTTAGGAATACAGCCTGATCATTTTGAAAATTTAGTAACTGAAGGTAAAACTGGGTTCAATCCATTTTTTATTCCATATAAGGATGAATTTGAAGATAAGTAATAAATATGCTTTATCACTAAGAGAAAATAGTCTTAATTAAATTACTATTAGTTTTGTATTCTGAAAAGTACAGAAGAAATTTATTCTATGGGGAAGAAAGTTGAGTAAATTAACAGTTTTGGATGCGCGTATGAGGTTCTTTTTAGGACTTTTTTATTGAAATGCTATTTTGTGCATAATTGATATACTTGGTGTATAGGCAAGAAATTTTTAAATAAGATTATTAATTTGATGCAGTATATAAAATTGAGGTGATATAGATGGATGCTCAACAAAAAAAGAAAGCTATTGCTCGTTATAAAGAACTATAACATTTGGTATGAAATCAAGTATTTCTAGGACAGCAGATATATGGGAAGATGAAAATAAACATGTAGCCATAATATCAAAGGATGGATGGAGATGCGGACATGGTCATAGTTGGGATGCATATCTACAATGTAAATTAGACTTAGATTTTATGAAAGAAGAGAAATATCAGAAAATCTTTGATAATCTATTTAATACTTTTGCATTAAAAAAATGATAAAGATGATTTAGCATATAAATTTATGAATTTGTTTATATTGTATTCTCGAGGTATTGTTCAACGAAGAATACATCATGACGATTCACTTGTATTACTTCTGTTTATCACAGCTTTAGAATCATTAATTACAGAAGGACAATCAGAGAAAAGAATTAGGCCTGCGGCAATTATATCAAAACTTATAAGCATAGATGGTGTTACACCTTTTGAGTTAGCAACGACAATAGATGAATTATATAAAGAATCGAAACAATTTTGTTCATGCAGGTCAAACATCACAGTTTTCTTATGAAAATGACAAGCTTGATACATTGGAGCGTATAACAGAATTGATGTTATTGAAATACTTTGAAATGGATTCTCTATTATGTGTATAAATAGGTCAAAATCCTCTAAATGTTTGGACAGAATATCTTAATAAGGTGTGTTTAACAGTATTATTTTTAGACAAGGTGAATAGAGATGAAGGAACCAAGCTATGATATGGTGTCTTTATTTTATGAGACATATAAACTTAAATACAAAGCAAGGGAGCGGAGCATATGAAGTTATTGTATTTATGGGTAGAAAACCATAAAGAAATGATTAAGAATCAATCTTTTAACATATCAAACTCTTATCATATTGATTTTGATATGCAGTTTAACAGGTTACATATATCTAAAAACAAAGAATATATAGAAAACTTCTATGGTAATAATATACTTGACATAACAGCAATAGTAGGAAGAAATGGAACAGGAAAAACAACGATAACAAGGAGTTTATATAAAATATGTGATAGTGTTAACCCAGTAGATGATGATGAATACTATCCAGCATATATTACAAAGCATATAGTGATTTACGAGGTAGAAAGCCAGCAAGAAGGCGAACCAAGTAAATTAATAATACACTACTTTTTATCTAAGGATCCAAGTGTTGAAATTACTGAAGACATAGTAGTGGATTTAATAAATTTAAAGGATGTAAAAGGGGACGAATTTGAGCGAGCAGAGAAGCAACACAATATGACAACAGTATATTTCACAAATGCTTTTGAAGTAAATAATGTATTAGATAATCAAGGATTTTCAGAGTTTAGTTCGAGTGGTACACATAAATCACTTGCATATACACCGATGCTTTCATTACATAGAGCATTCATAAATTTGAGGGAGAATTACGGCTCAAAACAAAGTGAAGGTGGATTGATAGTAAGCGTTATAGAGCAATATGCTCAGAATATGACTAGAGATTTTAAATTATCATATGCAACAGCTCAAAGCTATAATTATTTAATAGCAACAAGATATTTTCCTGGAGCAATAGCAAGAATTTTACCAGTCATGAAAGACTTTAAAATAAGCATAACAGAATTTGGGCAATACATTAAGTATAAAAGAGGGTTTATTGGACTTAGTAAAATGGATTGGCATGTAATGTTTATAAGAAATAACATTTATGAATATATAGCACTTAACTATAAAAAGTATCATTGGGAGCAAATGTATGTAAATATAATCTGTGAAATTGCATTATTTGTGAGCCTAACATGGGATATAAATTTTGAAAAGGTGGAACATAGATATTCTTCATTAAATAAAAATAAATCATTTGAAATATTATTAGAACAAATTAAAGATAATGAAGAAAATACACCTAAGAAAGAGTTAATCAGGAGGATAAGAAATGTACAAGGTATTGATTTAAGTATCATAAAAGAGTTTATTGAGATAGTAGATAGATATGAGGAGCTAAATATCTTAGCAACTTCAACATGGTATAAGCAGGTTCAAAACTTCTTAGAAGATTATGATAAGATTAAAAATATTGAAATAGAGCAAACAATCAATTATGGATTCAATCCATTAATAGAATTAATCATTGAGCAATATAATAACAAGAAAACAATTTATAGTAGAATGATTAATATAATACCTCAACCTATGTCTTCTGGTGAGATAGCATTGATTAATATATTTGCAACTGTTTATTCAGCAATGAAAAAGAGAACAAGTGGAAGTATATTATTAATAATAGATGAGATAGACGCATTTCTACATCCGAAATGGCAACAGGACATACTAACACATATCACCAGATGGATAAATGAATCAGAGTTTTTTTATAAAAAGAAAGTTCAATTAGTAGTAGCAACACATTCACCAATTATTCTATCAGATATACCAAGGGATAATATCATTTATTTGAAAGAACCATTTGAGGTTTATCCAAGTGGACAGCTTACCTTTGGAGCAAACATTAGTACACTTTTCTATGATTCTTTTTTCATGGAGAAAGGAAGCATAGGAGCAATAGCAAGGAGAGAGATTCAATGGGCGATAGATAATATTGAAAACACCAACTTAAATTTAGATAATCGGAAGAGGCTCGTATATATAATCAACAATATAGGAGACAAATTCCTAAGAGAAAATCTAAAGTCATATCCTATTTATATTGAATCTGCGAAAGAAAGCAGGGATGACTTATGATTAAGATAGAAGTAACAAAGGAAATGAGGAAACAAATAAACGATATTCACAGAGAATACATTGAGCAAACTTCTGTATTAAAGCTAGAGGAAAAGATTAAGAAAATAAGGACTAAAAAACGTGAATTATTTAAGAAGTTATTTGGAGATAACACAAAGAAGAGGAAAACATCTATAATAAACTACTGTTTATCAGCTGATTTAGAAGATATACTAAAAACATTTGATGTTACATTTAGTGAGGTATATGGATTTAAATTTAGTGATAAATCAACTGATAAACAAAAGAGAACAATTGAAGCTATACGTAAAGATTTAGATGAGGTTTTTAATTATAGAGGATTCAACGCTGGTATAAAATTAAAAAACGGTAGCAAGTGGAATAGGCACAAGTTTATCACGGCTTTAGGAATTAGGGTGTGTCCCTATTGTAATCGGCAATATATAAGCTCTTATGAAGATGGAACAGAAGGTAGAAAGACTACAGCTGATGCAGACCATTATTACCCTAAAGAACAATATCCAATTTTACAAATGAACATATTTAATTTAGTACCGAGTTGTAATGTATGTAATTCAAGGACTAAGGGAAGAAGTAATAAGAGACATCTATATCCTTACGTGGATCCAAGTGATAGCTTAAGTTTTCAGATACCATTAGAATTAGGTGAGCAAGTATCGAAGATATTAATAGATACAAAAATTAATAAAAGAGCTGAAACTTCAAAAGATGTATTTAAGCTTGATAAAATATATCAAGCTCATTTAGAGGAGGCAATAGAGGTTAAGCAAAATGCAATAAATTACTTTGAATTTGGTGAAAGAGCATATGAAGCATTACAAGGTTTAGATGTATCATTTGATATATTCCCTACATGGTTCAATTTCATGGGAAAGGATGCATTAAAAGATCCATTAACAAAACTAAGGCAAGACATATATAAACAAGTAATGGACGAGCTTAAAAAGTAAAATCCATATAAGTTGAAAGTACCTAATGTCAAGAAAGCATGAGGTGTTTTTAGTGGGGTTTAATAACAATGTAATTAGAGTGCAGTAGGCATAGGAATATATTGTAGCGGACAGACAGCAGCGGATAGAGATCAATAACAGAAAGTTGAAACAGATGGAAGAAATAATTAAACATCAGAAGGCTTAAAAATGAGTACAGTGTACATATTGTTTAGAATCTTAGTTTTGACCCGTACAGGGCAATCAAGTAACCATAATTGTTGCCCATGATTTTGGGTTAAATCACTCCCCAAAGAATGGGAAGATAGATTACATAACATTGTTCGAGAAAATGTGTCTACTATATTGACATAGTGGCAAGTAATAATAGAAAAATAAATTGTAATGAACAAAGCTTTCAAGAGTTTAATATATTTTTGAGAGTTTTGTTGTTTACAATTTAAAATAATTGTAAAATATAAAAAATGGTTAATTTATTAAAAAAGGCCATGGGTTTAAAAATAGTAAAGATATAATTAAAATTTAAGATTTTTTAAAATGTATCTTACTACATTTATCTAAAATACAACCTGCCGCCAAGGGGGTAATATCAGTCTACGACATCATTATTGTACTCTCAAGGCATGTTGAAGTATGCTGCCTTCTGAAAAGGATGTAAGCATGTGGCTGGTTGGAAATGGATATACCGATTATATTTGC